AATACCACTTGGTACTGGGGTGAATACTTAAATCAGTTTAATTCAACAACGGTAACAGGGTTTTTACACAAGTATGATAATGATTATTTTGATACTTTAAGACCCTGTGAACGAGCGGATGCTCTAAGTTCAGCTGTACTTGGTATCGGTGTGCCTAGGCCTACTTTCTCAATGATGGGCACTTATTTTGCCCAAGGTTTAAAGGCACATTATCATGATGTGGTAAAATTTGGTAACATCGATATTGCCCATCTTGCTGAGTATGGCTATACAGTAAATCATACTAACTTATATACAAATACTCTAGTACCACCTAGTTGTGTTGGTTTAATCACTGGTTTGGGAGGAAGTTTGTTAAATGGTACGCCACACCATAGTATATTCAAGATTCGACCCACAGTAGAACGTAGAATAAGAGGGAAAGTTGAGACCGCCTACAATTATTATGATCTCTGGGCATATGGAGTGGTTCAAAGGTGGCAAGGTTATGATGTACATTACAAGCATCCTCTGCAAGGTGGCAAACATCGTATGTATGCTCCGAATGATGTATCAATCGCTATGCCGCCTGTGACACCTGTCACACTACAGGAAGTATTGCCTTACATCATATTACAAGATACTGAAAGGTCTCATTGTTTCGGGTCATCAATAGAATGGCTGCGCAATTTTGAAACTTTCTTTTCATGGCGTCGTACACAAGTTTCCCCCCTACGTGAGCCAGACTATAACGCCTTACCTGCTTCGTCTAACCCAACATCTTATCTAAGTGCGGATAGGATTTTAATGACTACTAAGATGCCCAAAGCATATAACTGTTTATTGTACTCCACTTATAATGCGGATGATTCGGATTTTCAAGTGGCCTATCCAGAAATTGCCATACCGTTGGAAGTAAATGTAGGGCAATTACAGTTGCCGGAGACAGACACTGGACCGAGACCAGAAGATATACCACCAGACGAAACAGACCATTGAAGGATGTGTCTTATATACCTTTGTATATAAATACATCTAACAACATTATTCAGGTAGTACCTTTCTTGTCTTCAACACACGTTCTATATGACATAATACCAAACATTAGGTTACATGGTGTTGTAAACTATAATCTAGGCAGCTGTGCTGTACCTGTTCAATGTGTTTATTTTCCTTATTTAAACGTTTCTGCTTTATATCTTTCTAATACTACAAGTATTCTGGGTTTAACTTCTCCTCATTTACTACGTATCTCTAGAATACAGTACGGGCCAGATATGTTTCCATTCGGTACTATACATACCAACAATATTTTGGAATATTGTTTTTATATGTCAAAGCGCTCTATTAATTATAAAGTAAGGCCTAACTATAAAGGGGTAAGATCAGTCCTTATGGGTAA